CAGAGGATTGTACACCTGACCTGCTAAAACAAAAGATAACTCGATTGTCAAAGCTGGAAAGGTTGACCTAGGAGTGTCATCACCTCATCAACGACCACGTAAGTGTGTCCGCGATGGAAGTGACCAGAACTACAAGTCAGTAGCTCTGAACTCATACAACCACTGCCTCCGTCTGTGGGCGAGAGTGAACATTCCCAATGTTCCATTCTCGTTCCACAAACAGAGTCGGTGGTTGGAAGGTCTTTTCTCATCTGTAGAAGAGGCCGACTGTCCTAAGGCTTTCAAGGGACTTCTTGCGGACTTCTTCTCGATCCAGATGAAACAACCTCGACCATCAGTCATTATTGATGGTGAAAAGTTGTTCTATCCTGGATTCCGAAGAAAGCTGCAGAAGGACCTTGACAAGTCTGTCCGATCTAAACTTCGCTTGTGTTGGGATCTCATGCAATGTAAAGCGATGAGCGCCGAAGCACCAAAATCCATGGTACTCCGCGCCTATCAAAAACATGCTGATACCCTCTCACAAGTGAAGACGACCAAGGCTACTCTCTTGAAAGACTTTAGACTGTTCATCCAACCCTGGGTGAACGGCCTGGTGCCTTTCTTGAACCGGAACTCTCGTCTGCCAAACTCACACGCGACGTTCGACACAAAACGCTCTACCGGAGGCACTCTGGTTGATCAGATGTCCAAGATTAACAAAATTGGATATCTTCAACCAGACTGTCCCCGGATCGACCCGACTTGTGTCTTCATCACGGGTAAGCCAGGAACTGGTAAATCTCTGTTACAGTCAATGGTGATTAACCGTCTCTCCAAAATCCTGAAGAAGGATTGGGAAGAGATGGCCTATACCCGTTCTAGTGTTATGAAGCACTGGGACGGATATAGTCAACAACCACTGACTGTGATAGATGACTTTGGACAGCAGAATATTCGCAATGGTACTCCCTCACAGGAGATCGTTGAGTTTATTCAGATGTGTTCAACAGTATTACCGGCTCCCCATGGCAGACCTTAAGCAGAAAGGGATGAAATTCACGTCCCCGTTAATCCTACTCTCTTCAAACCTGTCCTGCTCTAGCGTGGTCCCCTACATGACACAAAGTATCATGTCAGGAGACGCCGCTTTACGCAGATTTACAGGAATGTTCGAGCTTAGGAAAGATGGGAAGACTCTCCGTCTCTACCAACACACTATCATGCCTGATGCTCTCCCCCGTCGAACGGGTGATAACATCGGACCAGTGATGGAAGTAGCGAATGGAAGAGTCGGGATTTGTGACTTCATCTGTCAATTCCTCTTGAATTCTTGGCGGGAGAAGAGCCAGACCTACTCCGTGTTGCTCGATGGGTATTTCCATCAGCCACTCGGAGGGGACTGGTTCCTTTCCTACCCTGAAGAACCTTCTCATCATAACCAGGTGAAGGCCCAGGCTATCCTCGAACCTCTTAAGGTAAGAATGATAACCGTTGGGTCTGGTGATAACTGGGCATTGAACCCCCTCCAGAAAGCAATGTTCAATGCATTGTCTCGCTGGAAGTGCTTCAAACCCTGTTTTACCCCGGATTATGATAAGGAGATAGAGGAACTGATGAGTATCGAAGGAAACTGGTTGTCGGGTGATTATTCAGCTGCCACCGATGGTCTGCATTCACAGATCATGGGTGTTGCAATTGAGCAAATCGCCAACATTCTCCAGGATTATTCCCCAGAACTCATCCCTTACCTGCTTAAGGAAGGACTACCTCACACAGTTGTCTACCCTCCATGGACTGGGATCGAGCCGATTACCCAGACTAACGGACAGCTGATGGGATCACTTCTCAGTTTTCCCATCCTCTGTCTGGCCAATGCTTTTACAATCTGTAAAGCTACTGGCACTAGTCTGGAGACTCTGCCCGGTCTCATTCATGGGGATGATGTCCTAGCCCGTCTGAACCGCAACCAGTTCTCCCGATGGGGAACTATTGCGGGACAGATAGGGTTGGAGCTGTCTATTGGAAAGAACTACTACTCCCCACGCTGGGGATCCATCGACTCTCAAATATTCTTTGAGGGGAAACGGATCCACGAGTGCGGGAAGTGGAAAGGTCTTTCTTCTGGACAGGTGGATTCAGTTACCACTCTCCTACAGAGAGGGTTCCCGAAACCACTCATCGTTGACTACTGTCGAGATCAGTTAAAGAAGAGCCATCGTTCTCTCGAGGTTTCTCGTGAGTACGGTGGTCTCTCCCCTTTACCTGACC